GTACACGCTGACGGCAGCGCAGACGGCAGCCAACATCCAGGGCTTCATGAACACGATGTGGGCGAGTCTCGTGCGCGGCACCGACCGGCCCGATCTGCTCGTGCAGGACAACGTGGCCTGGGGTGTCTACATGGCCTCGCTGCAGGCACAGCAGCGGTTCACGTCGCCCGAGGTTGGTAACCTGGGGTTCCCGTCCATCAAGTTCATGGACGCGGACGTGGTGCTGGACGGCGGTATCGGGGGCTTCAACACCGCCAACACCACCTTCTTCCTGAACACCAAGTACCTGTTCCTGCGGCCGCACTCGGCCCGCGACATGGTCGCCCTGGACCCCAACAAGCGGTACGCCGTCAATCAGGACGCCGAGGTCAGCATCCTGGCCTGGGCGGGCAACCTGACCTGCAGCGGCCGGCAGTTCCAGGGCCGGCTGGTCGGCGGCTGATTTCGCACTGATCAAGCAGTGCGAGGACCGGGGGACGACGCGAAAAACGCCCCCGGTCTTTTTACATCCTCAGGAGATAGACATGCCAGCAGGACTTTCCGGCAGCACGAGCGCCCAGAACATCGCCAACCCGAGCCTGGGCAACTTCACCATCTTCGATCTGCTCTCCGGTCCCAAGGGCTCGCCCAAGGACCGCGACGTCGACATCGCCTACCTTGCGAGTCCCGGCTCTGCCGGCACCGCCAGCGGCAACGCATCGACGGGGGCGCTCAGTACCGGGATCGGCTTCGGCTCGCCACCGGTCATCGGGCTGACCGCCCCCGCCTCCATTGTCGCCGCAGGCTTCAATGACGACTACACCCCCGGCATCACCAAGCCCGACAACACGGCCGCCACGACCTCGATCCTGATGTACATCGGGGGCGGGCGCAGCAGCAACGATGCTGCAGGCACGTCGAGCCCGTACACGGCAGGCTTCGGCATCGGTGGCGCGGGCCAGGGCGGCAGCCGCGACGCTGGCGCAGGACCGGCCTACACGGGCTTCGTCACCAAGATGGTGACGGCGACCGGCGCGGTCGCCACGGGCGCTGCGGTCGAGACTGGCTACAGCAACCGCTCGGGCGTGGCTCTGGTGACCGGCCAGTCGGTGTTCGGCTCCTTCGGAACCGCCAGCGCCGCCGTCGCACCGTAGAGGCAGCACGCCATGCTCATCGCGGGCGTGCTGAAGTTCGACCCGCAGGGCCGGATCATCCTGTCGGCCGGGCCGCCTGTCGACTTCAATGGGGGCACCCCCATCGGGGCCGATGGCGGCCTCGCTGCGGCTGGAGGTGCCAACCCCGCCCTCTACTTCGCGGCCATCGGCTACCTCAACGACGGCAGCCTCACCGACAGCAACAACCCGCTGGTGCCAGCCCACGGTGTGCTGACCAACGAGTTAGGGCAGGTTCGCATCAGCTTCGACCTCCCGGTCTACTGGTACGCAGGGCTGCCGCTGACGGCCGAGGGGTTCCTCTCGATCAGCGACGGCATCATCCCGCCCGTGATCGGCCCAGGAGCCTTCGACCAGGGCTTCAACAACGCATTCGACAACGGGAGCCCGTGATGGCACGCAAGACAATGGTCGCGTTGAAGGCCCAGGCTGATGCCTCGATCCCCGACAACGCCACGCACCAGATCACCGCCGCAGCAGTGCGGACGATGATCAAGGACTTCATCGACACGATGACGCCGGGCTTCGGCGCGCTCGGTGTGGCCCTGCATACGATGCCAGCTTTGGGCATCACGCCCGTGATGGTGCCGCTGCCGGACCTGATGGCGATCACCGCCGACTTCACGACCTTCGGGCCGACCAGCGGGCAGATCAGGCGCAACGCCCTGGGGCTGCCCTCGACGAACACCCGCGTCACCTTCTATGCCGGCGTCGCCTGCGCGACCGGCAATGAGATCGTTTTCAGCTTGTACCGTGACGGGGCCAGCGTCCCTGGCGGTACGACGGTCAGCGGCCAGGGGGCCACCAACATCGCCGAATGCTCCTTCGAGGTCATCAATGCCGTGCCCGTCGCTGGCGATCCGGTGTACGAGGTCAGGGCGAGCAAAATCAGCGGCGGCATCGACGATGTCGAGCTTTCCAACGTCCGGTTCATTCTGGAAGTGGTCCCGACAATCGGCGTTTAAACTGCGGGCTTCAGTGGGATGGGCCAGCCGAGATTCCCCAACATCCCACGCACAAGGAGAACCCAGATGGCACTCGACGCGCAGCAGGTTGAAGCCCTGCAGAACAGCACCCCCACCGACTGGTCGAAGTTCGACCAGACCGTCAGCGTAGACGCTCGCCAGTTCGGCGGCGCCCCTGGCGGCCTGCCGCCGGGCATGGGGCCGGGGCACGACGACAAGCTCCACGTCCACTTCTACATGAAGCCGCGCATCGACATCGCGGAGTCGACCAAGCAGAACCGGCCGATCTACAAGGACGTGCCCTTCGTCACCGTGATGATCCCCGGCGACAAGAACAACATCGTCACCGCCGAGGTCTGGGACCTCCACATCCGCCGCTGGCCGCAGCACTGGGCGCAGTTCCAGGCCGGCGTCAAGGATCAGGTGGTCGGCACGCCGCTCAAGGTCGCGCCGTTCCTGACCGAGGCGCACATCGAGGAGCTTGCGTACTTCAAGATTCGCACCATCGAGCAGTTGGCGAACCTGTCGGACACCAACATGACCTTCATGGGTGCCCGCGAGATGTCCGACGCGGCGAAGAAGTACCTGCTGACCGTCAACGGCAACGAGGCGCTGCTGGAGCGCATCAAGGCTCTCGAAGCCCAGATCGCCCAGCCGCATGTGGCCCAGGGCGACCACGAGGTGCCGGCAAAGCCGGACAAGCCCACGGTGAAGAATTTCGGCCGTTAAGACTGGGGACACAGCATGGCGACGACCTACAGCATCACCAACTTCAGCACGTTCCAGACGCTGCTGCAGCAGGTCTGCGCCATGCTCAACCTGCCGATCCCGACCGACCCGGTCGGCTCCGCAGACCCCAACCTCGTGCTGATGAAGACGGTGGCGAACCTCTCCAGCTTGGAGATGCTCAACGCCTACGAGTGGAGCCAGTTGACCAAGGAGGGCACGATCACCGTCGAGACGCTGATCCCTCCGGTGGCGGGTGAATCGAACGAGGTCGCCTTCGACCTCCCTGGCGACTTCTACAGGTTCATCGACCAGACGCAGTGGAACGCGGCGATGCGCTTCCCTGCGGTCGGCCCGGTGAGCCCCCAGGGCTGGATGACCTACCGGGTCTTCCCGATCAGCGCCAACTTCACGCTGACGTGGCAGATCAGGCAGCGGCAAATCTGGTTCCTGAATCCCCCGGCTCCTCCGGGGCAGGACTTCAAGTTCATGTACCTGTCCCAGGCGCTGGTGCAGGACGCGGACAACCCCGACCTCTACAAGAACGTGGCGACGAAGGCGGGCGACACGTTCCAGCTTGACGGCATCCTGATGACGCTGCTGACGCGGCTGAAGTGGCTTGAAGCCCGAGGCTTTGACTCAGCGACCGCCGTGCGCGACTTCCTGCTGGCCTTCGACTCGCGCATCGGCGCGGAGAAGGGAGCCAACATCCTGAACATGGCGGGCGGCCGCCACGACTACCCGTACATCGGCATCGGCAACCTGCCCGAGGCGAGCCTCTACGGCATGCGCCAGAACTAATTCCCCGTAACGAAATGGCAACGCTTCCTCCTGGCTGGGTGATAACTCCGACGGTCGAAATCGTCCCTAATCCCAACGTAGGGACGCCGGCCGAGGGCGCCTTCTTTGCCCGCCAGACCTACATCTGCACCGACGCAGCCGGGGGCTACCTCTGCAGCAGCGGAGCCCTGGAGGACTGCGAGGCGCAGGCGCAGTCGCTGGCCCAGCAGCGGACGCAGCAGCAGCCCTACTACGAGGTGATCCCGTAATGCCGCTCGTTCCCTACGCCGGCCCCCGCCGCACGACGCCCAGGCGGTCGAGCGCCACGCAGAACCATCAGGCGTTCCCGTTCGGTGCGCCGCTGCGCGGGCTCGACGTGACCCAGCCGCTGCCGGGCGGCAACCCCCAGACGGCGATCCGCCTGGAGAACATGATCCCCCGCGTGCTGGGGCTGCAGATGCGCCGGGGCTACCTGCGCCACACCAGCAACCTCTCGGGCGAGGTCCGCTCCGAGATGAAGTACCTGTCGCCGCTCGGGGTGAACAAGCTCCTGGCCGCCACGGCTGCCGGCGACATCTACGACGTGACGACGGCCACGCCCTCGATCACGGTGCCGGTGCCGGTGCTGTCGGTGCCGACGGGCACGCCGGTCGGCGAGTGGGTGTCGCTCAACTTCGTGACCTCTGCCGGCGTCCACGTCATGCTGATGGTGAACCCTGGGTCTGGGTACTGGATCTACGACGGCACGACGTTCACCCAGATCACGCTCGGTGCCGGCGCGAACCAGATCGCCGGCATCAACCCCAACTTCTTCAGCTTCGTCACCGTCTACAAGAACCGGGTCTGGTTCGTCGAGAAGGACACCACCAGGGCGTGGTACTTGCCGGTCGGCCAGTACGCTGGGGCTGCGACCGCCTTCGACTTCGGCGCGATGTTCCCCAACGGGGGCAAGCTCGCGGTCCTGATC